GTTCAGACCAATACAGATATGCGAGGATATTCTAATGAGTTGGCAGATGGCAGTAGTTGGTGCAATAGGTGCAGCACAGTTTCAACAACAAGGTGCGATTGGTAAATATAATCAATCTGTTGCTAATCGTAATGCTCTTGTTAAAGAACAAGAAGCACAAATATTAGATGACAAATTAAATTTAGAACTTGCTCAATTTGATAAAAGTTTTAGAAAATTACAAGGAACTCAAGTAGTTAATACTTTAAAATCTGGTGCTACATTTTCTGGTACAGCTAGAAACATAGCACTATCAAATTTATATGAAGCTGAAGTAGAAAAAGATATTGCTAGATATAATACTGAAATAGGTAAAAGTAGAAAATTTGAAGAAGCAAACTTTGCTAGAATATCTGGTGAAGTTGCTAGACAACAATCAAGACTTGCACAATTAGGAACACTTACAACTGTTGGAACAAGTTTATTAACTATGGGTCAATATACATAATGCCAAAGATACCTACATTCCAATCCGAATCTACAATTACATCACAAGGACCAAGTGTAACTTCTAATTTACAAATACCTTTATCACAAACTGTTGGTGCTGCTTTACAACCTGTATCTGACTTTGTTCAGAAAGAATATATCAAAGAAAGAAAATTAGAGGAAACAAACAAAGTAGATAAATTAATTGCTGACTCTTACAAAGACAATGAAAATGGACCACAAGGATTTTTAACTCTTTCAAGTGAAACAGGAAAGAATGGTAATCCCTCTGATGCTTCTAATATTTATGACCAAGGTGTAGATAAGTTATATAATTTTATGTCATCTACTCAAGGTCAAAACTTATCTCGTTTTGGTAAACAAATTTTTAAATCTAAATTTTATGCTTCTGCATCACAGTTAAAATCTAGTGCTTTACTTGAATCAAGAAAAGAACAATTTAAACAATCATCTGATATTGATAGTGATTACATTTCACAAAAAACTATTGCTCTTTCTCAAAAACCTAATGGTTCAGGATTAGATGAAATATACGATCAGATAGATGAAAGATTAGATTCTAATCCATACTATAATGATCAACCACAATTAAAAAAAAATGTTAAATTAAAATATCAACAATTTGGTGCAACTGCTGTTGCAAATAGAATGTTATTAACTGAACCTTCTTTATTAAAAAAACAATTACAAGATGGTAAGTATAATGTATTAGAATCAAAAGATATAATAGAACTTTCACAAAAAGCAGATATTGCTATTAAAGATCAAAAGTTTTCTACATTAACTAATGCTATATCTTTAGTTGGTATAGGTGATGTTCCACCAAATGCGTTAAAACAAATAACTCAAGAAACTATTAATGGTAATTTTGCAGGTGATGAAAATTTACAAAATATTTATAATTCATTAACAGATATAGAAAAAAAAGAGTTTAGAACTTTTGCTACTAAAAAAGCTAGAGAAAAAAGAAATGAATTATTATTTGAAGTTCAAGCAGCAGACGCTGCTGTAAAACTTACAACAGCAGAAAATTTTGATAAAGCTCTTTCTGAAGCTGGTGTTGCAACAGGTATCAATCAAAATTTTATTCAAGAAGTTTTTAAAAATAACCCAGAAGCACTTACACAAATGACAGACTTAAATACTAAAATTATATCTAATGCCGAACAAAAAGTAACTGTGCCTTCAAACTTTGATTCTAATAATGCTATATCATTACTGATAAGCACAGATCGTATAAATAATATAGGTGATAAATTTGTATTACCAGGAGAAACACAACCTAAATCTATTATAGAAAGATATGGTGAAGAAACTGATCTTGATGATTTAAAATATTATGCAGATATATTAAAACAACAAAACGAAAATCCAAAACAATTTAAAAAAAGTTTTGCACCATTTCATAGTTTTATAGATGAAACTAAAAATTTAATTAGCACAGAAGTTATCAAGATACTTGATCCTACAAGTTATAATAATGATCTTAAAAGATTCAGAGATGATATGTATTCATTATATATCAAAGGTATTGGTGAAGGAAGATCACCATTAGAATTATTAGATTATAAAAATAGAAATTTTATTGGTAAAGATTTTATACAATATCAATCAGATAAAAATAAAATATTTAAAAATATGATGGACAATGTTGAAAAAAAAGAAGTTGATGAATCTATAAAAAGATTACCAGGTGAATCAGCAGATGACTATGTTAAAAGAAGAAATCAATAATGGCAAGTTTACAAACACAAGTCCAACAACTAAAAGAAGGTGGATTTAGTCAAGTTGAAATAGATAACTGGACACAAGAAAAATCTAAACAATTAAAACAAGGTGGTTTTTCTAGTGAAGAAATATCAAGTGCTTTTGGTTTTGAACCTGTTGATACAAAAGCAATAGAAAGAATTTACGAAGAAGATATAGGTTATTCAAGAATAGCAGACTATGATGAAATAGAAACTATACAAAAAGAAAATCCAGATGATTCATCTTTATTAGAAGCTGCTGTAGGTAAAAAATTAGATAATGTTACAGAAAGAATAAAAGCTGGTTGGAATACAGGAGTTGTTGATTTAATACAAGAAGCTCATGGAATACCTAATATAGATGGTACAAAAGAAGATGGTAAATATTTTAATGTTGATTTTCAAGACACAGGTTTTCTTGAAAGAAATTTAACTAATGCTTCAAGAATAGCAAAAGATTTACCTTTGTATTTAACTACAGGTGGTTTGAGTTTATTTGCTACTCGTTCACCTAATGCTAGTATTTTTACATCAGGACTTGTTGTAGGAAGTATCAGAGAAACATATTTAGAAATGAGAGAGAAAGGTCAAGTTGCAAATTGGAATAACTTTTGGGAAATATTTAGAAACGAAGGAATAAAAGCAGGATTAAAAGAAGGAACTCAACTTACTGCTGCTGCAAAACTTGGTGGAATAAGTAATAAATTTTTACCACAGTTAATAGGAAGAGTTGCAGGTTTTGAGGGATCAGGTGCAATTATAGAAAGAGAATTACCAAGTAAGGATCAATTAATAGATTCTGTAATTCTATTTGGTGCATTTGGTTTAGGAGAAAGAGGAGCTAAAAAAATTCCTAACATCATTAAAAAAACTAATCGTGATGCAGTTGATTTAGCTGCTGATTATAAATTAGATAAATCTGTTAAGCAAGATTTGGCAAGTAAAAATTTAGAAATACCTAGAGCAATTAAAAGAACAGTAGAAGATATTACAGGTAAAAAAATAAAACTTGATGAAAAATTTTTAGAAGGTTTAGAATTTCCTGAAGCTGTTAAATTAATATTATCTAAAACTAAATTTGAAAAACCAAAAGATGTAACAGATGTTAAAAATACTTTAACAAGATTATTTATAGATAGATTACATCCTATATTAAGATTAGTACAAAGAGTTGAAAGCACTAAAAATACTAAAGGTCAATTAAATGTTTATGAACAATTTAGAGTATTAGTTGGAATGACAAACAGAGGAGGTGCTTTTATTGATAGAGCAACTCAAACTTTAAATCTTGAAAATAAAGGTAAACCTTTAAAGAAAGTATTAGAACCATTAAAATTTGAAGGTAATAAAAAATTAAATGAAAAAGGAATTAAAAAACAATATGCTGAACTTAATGCTTATCTTATTTCAAGAAGAGTTTTAGAATATCAAGAAAGAGGTTTTGAACATGGATTTGATTTACAAGCTGCTAAAGATACAGTTTCTACATTAAAAAATAAATATGATTCTATTGCAAAAGAAATAGATACTTATAATAGACAACTTCTTGAGTACGCAAGAGATTTAAAGTTAATAAATAAACAAGCATTTGATGCAATGGTAGAAGCTAATAAGAGCTATGTTCCATTTGCAAGAGTAATGGAAAGTGTTGCTGGAGAAAAACCATCTCCTTATGGTAGCGTATCAAATCCATTTAAAAGAGTAAAAGGTGGACAACAACCTGTGTTTGATCCTATTGAAACTATATACTCAAACACTTTTAAAATTGTAAAACTAGCTGAAAGAAACAATGCTTTAATTAAATTTTTTGAATTTGTTGAAAAAAATAAATCTTCATTTCCTGATATTAATAAAAAAATAGAAACAAAACAAACAAAGATAGAAAGAAAAGAATTAGAAAAAGTATTAGACGATCCATCTGCTATTAATGATCTTGCTATTGAAAACTTTAAAGTATTTAGAAAATCATTTGTAAAACCAGATGGTTCTTCAGTTACAGTATATCGTAATGGTAAGTTTGAAGTTTGGGATGTTGGTAAAGAACTAGCAGATTCATTATCAGAATTTAATCCTCAAGAAATAGGAGTTATTATTAGAGCTATTGGAACTCCTGCTAGACTTCTTCGTGCAGGTGCTACCACATCACCAGACTTTGTATTCTCAAATATTGGAAGAGATACAGTTCTTGCACCTGTATTTAGTAAAAGTGGATTTATACCTGTATGGAGTTCTTTAGAAGGAGGTTTAACAATGCTTCTTGGTAAGACAGGTGTAAGTAAAAAAGCTAAAAAAATCATGCAAGATTGGGAAAAATCTGGTGGTATGCAATCAACTCTTATTTCTTTAGATAGAATGGTTAAAGATAAAGGTGCATTTGAAATGTTAAATGGACAACAAATAAGAAATAAAGTTTTTAATCCTATAGAAATATTAAGAACATTATCAGAGATTGGTGAGAACATAACTAGATTAGGAGAGTTTCAAAAAGCATATAAAAAAGCTGGTAAAGAAGGATTAAAAGGTAGAGAACAAATAGAAAGAGCTGGATTTGAATCAAGAGATATTACAATAGACTACGCAAAAATGGGTGCATATATGAAAGGAATTAATGCTGTATCTGCTTTTTATAATGCGAGAGTTCAAGGTTATGTAAAAATTTATGATGGTTTGACACAAAGACCTGGTAGAGCAATAGCAGCAATTACAGCAGGAATAATTATGCCTTCAGTATATTTTTGGTTTGCAAACAGAGATAATGAAGTTTACCAAAGACAACCACAATGGGTTAAAGATAATTATTGGGTAGTTGTTGTAAAAGACACACCTTATAGAATACCAAAACCTTTTGATCTTGGAGTTGTATTTGGAACAGGTATGGAACAATTTTTAGATTATTGGTATGGCAATGAAGCTAATGCAAAAAATGATTTATCAAGATTTATTACAGAATTTGTTGGTACACAATTAAGAAACTTAAATCCTTTACCAACAATATTAGTTCCACCTGTAGAACAAAAAACTAATTATAGTATATTCAGAGGTAAACCATTAGTTCCAGATTACATGGATAGACAACTATTAGGACCATATCAATTTAATCCATACACAACTGAAACATCTAAATTGTTATCAAGAACTTTAGCAGCAATGATTGGTGATCATAATGCTCCATCACCTATTGTTATTGATAATTATATAAGAGGTTGGACAGGTGGATTAGGTAATTATTTTATGATGGCATTAGATAAAGCATTAATTGAAACTGGTATAATAGATGATCCTATAAGACCTACAGATTCTTTAACTAAAATACCAGGATTAAGAGCATTTAATTTAAGAGATCCAAGTATGCAATCAGAGTTTATTACTGATTTTTATGACGAATATAATAAATATAAAAAATATAAACCAACTATTGAGAAACTTAAAAAAGATGGAAACTTTAAAGAAGCAGCTAAACTTGCTGTAAGAAAAAAATTAGTAGATAAAAACATAGCAGTTTTAGAAAGATATAAAACTATTATAGATCAACATAATGAATATGTTAGAAAAGCATTTAATATGAAGAATGTAGACCCAGATCAGAAACAACAGATTATAGATGATATGGTTTTTATGAGTATTAAAATGGCTAGAGAAGCACTAAAAATATTGTATTATGAACCTAATAATGATATTGAACAAAAGAAAGAATAGTAATATAGAGAAATTAATATGACAGTATCTTCAACTACAGTAAAGAACTCCTACTCAGGTAATTCAAGCACAACAGTATTTGCTTATAGCTTC